GTGCTGTTGTTATCCGTATGTGTGCTGGCCGCCGCGTCGCTGGGCGTGCTGACGTGGCGCATCGTGCGCCGGCCCGAAGGCAAGACGCGCGGCGACATTGCCCGCGCAGGCGCCGCTGGCGCCGCCCTGTTCGCCGCGCTGGGTCCCCCCGTAGGCACCCTGGTGTTCGCGCTGTTTCTGGCCACCGCCGCGATGAGCCTGGAATCGCTGTTCACGTCGGTCTTCCTGGTGCCCTGGTCGTACCTGTACGGCGGCGTGCCCGCGCTGCTGTGCGGCCTGGTGACGGGCGCCTGCCGGCCCGCCGTCGTGACATGGCGCTCGTATTGCTGGCCGGGGCTGCTGGGCGGTCTCTATGCCTTCGTTTTCCTCGCGGGCTTCGCCGCGCGCGAGAACACGCTGTCCGAACTGGGCTTTCCGCTGTTCCTGGGCGGCGTGCCCGGACTGATAAGCGGCGTGGTCTGCGCTCGGGTGTTCTACGGCAAGCCGCAAGCCACCGCCCCCGCGGCCGCTTGAGCGCCGGCCCCGCCTTCGACCTCTCCGAAGGCACCGCATGCGGCGCGCCGCCGATGGCGGCATCAACGCCCGCCAGCCGGCGGGCGTTTTCACCTCCCGGCTCAACCGCCGAAAGCGCGGCGCAACCGTTCCATTTCGGCCCGATTCAAGCGCTTGGCCTCGTCTTCGGCATAGTCACGCTCGCCCGCCTCGTATTTGCCTTCATAGATGCAGCTGCTGCGGCTGACCCGGCATTCCAGGCTGACCCGTGACGAGTCGGAGCCGGAACCGGGGGCAGCGGGCGAAGACCAGGGATTGATGGACGAAGAGGAACAGCCGGACAGGAGCGCGACAAGCAACAACAGGCCGCCGCGGCTAAGCATTTGAATCGACAACATTTATCCTCGCTCGACAAGAAAAGCTTCAGGGCTCTTTATAACAAGCAGGGGATCGGCGGTACAGGCGCTGGGTCCGGCGTGGGGCTCCGGCCCTCAATACGGGGATTCAAGAGCGGCAGATGGCCCGCCAAATGAAAAACCCCGGGACACAAGGATGTCTCGGGGTTTGGGGGACACTGCTGCCGGCGTATCGCCAGATCAGTGCCTGAATGGGGTTGGTGCGAAGGAGGGGACTCGAACCCCTACACCTGTTACGGCATTGGGGCTTAAATTTGGTTCGTCTACCAATTTCGACGCCTGCCTCTTATACACATCCCCCCCTTCTTCCCCTCCTCTCTCTCCTTTCCTGCAATATTATTCCAATAAATCAGTCTCTTGCGAAAAAAACGTTAGAACAATTCACATTCACATAGGCCACGCAATTATGCGGCTCTCCAGCCTCCGTTCTAACGTCGCGCTCCCTCCATCCCGGCCGCTCACCCTATACTGACTTTCCCCTGGTCAGGAGCGCAACATGTGCGGTCGCATCGTCCAGAAGTCCGGCCCGCTCGATTACGTCGAGCGCATCTTTCCCAACCCTCGCCACGTCTTCGATGACCCAGCCGGCCCACTCTACAACATCCCGCCAGGCACAAAGCCGCTGACCATGCACCGCCTCGCCGGCGACTTCGAGCTGGAGCGCCTACACTGGGGATGGCGCCCACACAATTCGAAGTACTTCATGTCCAGCGCGCGGCTGGACAAGATCCTGGCCGGCGCCTGGCCCTGGAAGATGCTCACCGCGCGCGGCCGCATCCTGGTGCCGGCGGACGGCTGGTATGAATGGAAGCCCTTGGCCGATGAGCCGAAGCCGCCCAAGCAGCCCTACTACATCCACGCCACCGACAATGCGCCCCTGTTCTTCGCAGCCCTGAGCAACTGGCGCCCCGGAGCGGACAAGGACGAGGCCCACGGCTTCGCACTCGTCACAAACGACTCCCTGGGCGGCATGATCGACGTTCACGACCGGCGGCCGGTAGCGCTGCCGCCCGACCTGGCCATCCACTGGATGGACCCGGAATTTCCCACCGCGCAGGCGCTTGCGCTGCTGGAGCATGGCCTGCCGGAAACGGCCTTCACCTGGCACCCAGTGCGCCAAGAGGTCGGAAACTCAAAATACCAACTGCCCGACGCCATCGAGCCGGTGCCGCCTATGCCGGCGGCTTTACCTTCTCATAAAGCGTGATCGCGGCGGCCAGGGATGGTTCCATACCGTGGCGCGTGCCGTTCGCCGCCCATACCTCGTACTGCCAGCGGTTCTGCGCGAACACCCGGCAGATGGTCCAGCCGCCAGGCCCCGCCCAGTAGTATTCGTCCCTCTGCTGCCAGTCTGTCGCATCTGCCATCACCGTCCCCCTGTTTATTCATACAGTATTTTCGAGCTAGCCGTGCAATTCCAGTGCAGCGTCCTACGCACTCACCACCTTGGCGAACGCCGCCGCGACAACGACCCAGGCCAGCCCGTCGTGGGCACAGTCCGGATGTATTCCATGCCCCATGACGGGCTAAATCGGCACGTTCCGCGCCTCACCATGGAAAGCTTGGCCAAGTTCGGCGCCAGGATCCCAAGCGCGATCCCTGACCTGCTTGACCCAGTGTTGCTGACCTTTGGATCGGACAGGGGCATGATGGTCTGTGGCTTCGAGGAAATCGCCGGCGTGCGCTACTACCAGGGCTGGTGGATGCAGTGGGTCGCTAGGTGAAAGCGGCTAACTCTAAGAAAAAACGCCCGCAGGTCGGAGCGTTCAGGAGCCACTATGACGCGCTGTGAATGCTAAGTTGGCGCGAAGCCTTCCGTTTCGCTGCTATCCGCTTAGGGATAGCGGTCCTCTTTGGAGATGGCGAGAAACGCAACAGCCGCACACCGTTAGACGGTGCCCGAGGCGTCATTACGAGTCAAGGCGTCCCGGGGTGCGCGCCCAGACCGTCGACTGCTAGATACAGTTCGCGGCGCAGAGCTTTCGCCACGTCGCATTGCGTTCGAGCACTTGGCGCCGTACCGGCGCCGGCGTCCTGTCCACCTGCGCGGCCGAGTCGAAGTAGATCGGCCGCGCATGGTCGCAATACTCAACCCCCACCCTGGCCGGGGCGGCGCACCCAGTCAGACTTGAGGCGATCAGCAACAGCATCATCGTCCATACGGGCGACTTCATCCTCCACATTGCGCACCTCCTGGCGAGCCTTCGCCGCCTGTTCGTTGACCTGTTCGTTGCGCTCCTGACGCTCATCCGCGCGGCCAGCGCTGCGCCCGCGCAGGTAGACCAGCGCCACTGCGGCTACCGCCGCCAGCGCGGCGACCACATAGCCCCATATGCGTTGAACGAATGCGGGCATGGTCAGACCTCCACGGCGGCCAGGGCCTGGCCATACAGCGCCGGCCAGGTCTGCGGATGCGGGCGCCCAGGCCGCCAGGTGCGCAGGTAAAGCGCCCATCCGGCGTCAGCATCGCCGATAGCCGGCAGCGCCCTGGGGTCGGTCCACAGCAGCAGCCGCGCAACGCCGGCAGCCAGCACGTCGTCATACTCCAGAGCGGCATAGATCGCGTCCGGGTCACAAGCCACGCTGCGAGCCTTGCACAAGGCCGCCAAGTGGCCCTTGCTCGCCGCGTGCAGAAACACTCCCCACACGCCGCCACGGCTCGCCCGCATGCCCTTTTCGAATTGCCAGTAACCGCGGGCCGGGCCGCCGATCTGGTGGCGGTGCATGAACCGGCTTTCCTGCAGGCCGATTGCCAGCAGCATGACGCGCGCCGCGGGGGTGTCCATACGGGCCGGGAGCAGCGCGAGCGCGGGGTTGATGGCGCTTTCGTTGATCGTCTTGAGGTTCATGGTCATTCCTTCCCGCCCGACGGCTCCCCAGCAAGCGCCGCCATCAGTTCGTCAATCCAAGCCATCAGCCCAATCTCCTTGATGCGGGCCATCCAGCGCATGTACCCACCCAGCACCCACCACGCCGGCAGGCCGGCCAGTAGCGAGCAAGGCCCCAGCACGTAGAGCTTGGCGAGCAATTCATCGTCGCCGCCCCCGTGGTGTGCCAACCATGCCAGCGACTCGGTAAGGGCGGGGAAGTACGCAAGAAAAAGGAACAAATCACGGTCGACACCGAGCGCACCACAAATTCCCGTCGCGTTCGCGGCGGCATGATCAACAGGCCAAGCACCGCGGCTAGCGCGGCGCAAATGCCCCGTGCGCGGCGGCCACCTTGAACGCCGCCCCCGCCGCCAGTCCAGAAGAACCAGGCTCCATTCGAATACTCCCTTGATGGGTTCGCATTGCTGCCCTCCCGTTGTGTGGACGAAAAAAAAACCGCCGAAGCGGGTAAGAGAAAACCTAAATCAAAGGCCGGTCACGTCGATGATGGTTGAACTGAATTGCGTCCGACGGATATCCGGCCAGTTTGACGGTGTCGCACTCGGCCCATAGTCCTCGACACAGATCGTCTGACCGATCGTACCCCCGTCCTGTTTAGCCATCTGCCACATGCGAAACTGCATAAACTGCACGCCGGGGCCGACGCCTATTGGCACCTCGGTCTGGCTATTGCACATGTTCCCCTGGATGATGGCCGGCGTAATCCCAGGATAGACACGCAGCGCAAAGTTGGGCGGGAGGCCGGAGCTTGTAGACGGGATATCGTTTGCCGTTCCGCTCCAGAAATCGGCCGTCCGCATGTAGTCGATCCTGGAATCGAACGTCTTCACCCCTGAAGCGTTCTTGACGACCATTCCGTATCGCTCCCCGCTGGGGATCGACGCCTCGATGGGCTCATCGAACACATACCACCAGATGGTGACCGGGGTGCCTCCAGGCTGATAGCCCAGGAAGTTCAGCGACATGCCACTGCCGCTAGGCGACATACCGTAGAGTGTGGCGGCGCCATTGGATCGAAAGGCCACAATCCCGGCGTTGCGCGCCGTGTAAGCGTTCGCCTGCCGGAAATTGACGTGAAACCAACCTTCAGACGCAGTGATTACGCCCTTATCACGCAAGGCGAAATTCTTGTACGTGCTGTCAATCTGGATTTCATTCGAGCCGTTCCGCGCCCTGAAACCATAGTCCGCCATTACCCTAGAACTCCATATGTCACCCGAGCGCTCGCCCTATAGGCAGCGGGCATGTCGAAAGTCCAGCTCAGGGTGGTTCCGACGATGGAAATGATTGGAACCATGGTGAAGCCGATGCCCGTCCCCGCCACCGCCGACAATTGATAGACCGGTGCGCGGCCGGCGAACTCCGGCACGCTGATCGAACCATCCGAAAGCCCCGTGACCAGTTCGCCGATCCGCCGCGGCAGGCGCGTTGTGAACTGGACTTGGCTCAACCCGCCAGCAGTCTTTGTTCGTAGTCCATAGGTAGCCATTACGGTAGATACCCCAACGTCACACGATCCACGCCATTCGGATCGAACACCACCACGTTTTGGCCGTTGATCCGAAGGCGCCCCCCGCCCGGTAACGCGCTGTTCATTTCCAGCACGCCGCCTTTGTCGATACGCCACCCCGACACGCCAGGCACGTAGTCGTTCGACTGGATGTAGTTGCCGATCATGGCGTTGGTGATCCAGCCGTTGCCGATAAAGGCCTGGTTGATGAACGTCTGCCCGTTCTGGATCACAAACGGCGTGGTGACAACGCCGTTGATCAGGTTGATGAGCGCCAGACGGTCGGCCAAGAAAAGAACCTGCGTCTGCATGCCCTCCGGCGTGTTTTCGACGCCTACGCCCATGCCGGCGCTGTAGTATTTGCCGTCCACGGTTACGCCGGCTTTGATGCTCACCATCGCATTGAGGCCGTCTTTCACCTGCTTGATCTCGGTCGCCGCGCCGCCCCCGGATTCAATTTCGGTGATCAAGTCCTGCCCGAGCATGGACTTCTCGATCTTGCCGCCTATCTGCTCCAGGATTGGCGTTGCGTCCGTACTGGCCTGCCCGCGAATACCAAGGCCGCTTTCCGAGGGATACCAAGCCCCCGCCACGCCGTTCTTGTCGACCAGACGCGCCCAAAACCACAGTTCCTGGCCAGCGCGCAGGCCCAGCAGCGTGTGCGTGTTCTGCGGGTAGGCGAAGACGCCCAGCGGGATGGCCGACTCGAAGCTGGAATTCTGCGAGTAGTAGATTTCCGTGCGCTCGATGATCGACGGCCCAGGCGGCAGGCCCCAGTCCAGCTGGATGGCGAACAACAGGCCTTTGGCTATCAGGCTCGTCACCACCGGCGGCGGCCCGACAATGCCATCCAGCTGCGTCAACGTGGACGCGGTCCAGATCGACGCCACGCCCAGCGAGTTCAACGCCCGCACGCGGAACGTGTAGCCGCCGGCGTAGATGTTCGGCACCTCCACCCGCGTGTAGCCGGTGCGCGGCAGGTTGATCCAGTCCGAGTTGTCCCGGCGCCACTGCACCTCATAGGCCACCGCGCTATCGGCCGCCTTCCATTCGAAAACGGCGGTGTGATTCGCAATGCCCTGGCTGACGATGTAGTACGCGCTGATCTTCGGTTCCGTAGGCGGCGACTGCACACCTGGCGGCACCACCGAAATCGGCGGGCGGTCCAGGCGCGTGCCGAAGTCGACGTTGTTGAACTTGCCCGGCTCGTGCTGAATGGCCGAGATATCGGCCAGCACGCCGTCCTTGCGCTTGATGCTCAGGACGCGGAACGTCTGCGCCGACAGCGCTTCGGACTCCAGCGTCCATACGCATTCCGGCTCCGGCACCTCGGAAAACGGCGTCTGGACGTCGATATGCATGGCCGTACCGGGCAAGCCAATCATGTCCGTCGTCAGCTTCGTGGAGTCGTAGCTGTAGACGCCGCTATCCAGCGTCAACGGCTCCCCCATGGCCGACGAAACCACGCGCGTTTCGGACTTTCCGCTGGGCAGGTTCACGGTCAGCCGGTCACCCGGCCGGATGCCCAGCTCGGCGTCGACCACGATTCGGCTTGCTGTCGCTTCCCGGATGCGCCCGCCGATACGCCGGCCGGCCAGATGCTGGTCCGCGACTCGGATGATGCTGCCAGGGCGGACCTGGCATTGCTCCAGGCCGACGCTGAAGGTGACGCCGCGGGTCTCCAGCTGGGAAGTGAGCAAAAGCCACTTTCCCACCCGATTAGCCTGGCCGCGCGACGTGCAGCCAAACGCAGTCACCTCCAACTGCTTGATGCCGTAGCGCGCGATGCCTTCGCGGTTCTCGACGTACTCGACCTTCTGGCGCCCCATGTCCGTCAGATCGCACCAGGACACCAGCGCGACCGTGTAGCGCGTGTTCAGCGCCGACCCGGTGTAGGAGAACCGGCCATCAATGACGTTGGCCGACGAGTAGGTGTAAACCGGATCGCCCGGCATATCCGCCACTGCGATCACCGAAGAATTCGCCCAGTACGCCATGCCGCGAAACACCGATGCGAGATCCTGGATCACGCGGTACGCGTCGGCCGTCGTCTGAAGGTAGACGTTGCAGGTAAAGCGCGGCTCTTTCCCGCCGAATCCATCATCCACCAGCTCGTCGCAGTACCGGCCAACCTGGTACAGGCCCCACTTGTCCAGCCAGCCGGCCGGAACCCGCTCGCCCAGGCCGTAGCGGTCGTTGCCGACCAGGTCGAAGAACACCCAGGCCGGGTTATCGGTCCACGCCGTCTTGAACGTGCCGTCCCAGGTTCCGATATAGGCGCGCGTCTCCGGGTCGTAGTTGCTTGGCACCCGGATGATGCGCCCCTTCATGTCGTAGGCACGCGTGGGCACGCTCTGGAACTGCGCCGCGTCAATCTTGATCCCGACGACCGCGGACATGGGATAGCGCAGCTTGGCGTCGATCACCTCGGTTACGGCGTCGACGATGGTGCGATCCGCGATCGTGTTGCTGTTCGCGTTGGCCGTCAGGCGCCGAACGCGGATGCTCCACCCCTGCTGCGCACCGGCCGGCAGGTCGATGCGATGCGAGCGCGCGTAGCGCTGCGTGGTCTTGCCATCAAAGGCGCTGGCCAGCACCTGCTGGTAGGCGCCGCCATCACGGCTCACGTCGATAGCGTACTCGACCCGGTAGCCGTTGATGTCGCCGTTCGACGTGTCGGCGCGGCTCAAACCCTCGACGGCCAGGGTCACCCGCACAGCGGACAACTGGCGATTGGTGAACAGGCGGACCCAGGGCTGCGTGGCCTTCAATTCGGTGTTGACGCCGATGGTGTTCTCGGAAGCCGGGAAGCCGGGCAACGGGTCTTGCCATTGCGTGCCAGTCCGGAAGTCGATCGACACGTTGGAAAAGTTCAGTGAGCCGTCGGCATTCGCAACGGGCGTGCCATTGAGGTACACGTCGCGCAGCGCGCCACCAAGGCCATGCACAGGGCCGTAGATCTCGCCTTCGCTCAACAAATCGATGACGCGGGCATAGGCGATGCTATGCAGACTATCCGGAGCTTCGCTGGGGCCTCGGCCACCACCGCCACCCTTGCCGCCCTTATGGCCGACGACAGGCGCAACTTCACCCTGACGACGCCCATAAAAAAAGGCACCCGAAGGTGCCTTTCTGCGTTGCCTCATTTTCATGCCTGATCCTCAGAGAATATTCCGGCCGAGACCGTCGCGCTGCCGATAATCATGTGTCCGTACAACACCGGCACCGGGTTGCCCTGGGCCGACGTGTTCACCGGTCCATTGAAGTTGTAGGAGGCGCCGTTTTCGGGCCGATCTGCGGCACTTAGCGCTCGCTGTTGGGGCGAGAGCATTTGCACCACACCACCGAGAGCCAAGGAAACACCCATGGAGAGCATCATCGGAGCCGCGATTGCGCCTTGCGAACCCAGCGCTGCAAAGCCCATTGCAGGCGCAAAATAGACCGCCGCGACGATAAGAGCAGCGCCCAACACGGTCTGGAAAAGCCCGCCGCGTTTACCACCAGCAGGCATTGGCGCGATGCGGATATCGGCGTCCCCGACCGGATGCGAAAGCTGGTCCTCCGTCAGGTTCCGCTGTCCGACGAAGCAGGCGTAGGCCACGCCCTGCCCTGCGCTTGCCGCCATCTCAGCCTCAAGGCCAGGCAACAACACGCAGAGCGCGCGGACGGCCTCCGCGGTGCTGTTGACCGCCAGCCTATGCACCCGGCCGAATCGCGCGCCCAGGCCCCCGTACAGGCGCACCGTGCGTAGTATTTCGTTCATGCTTCACCCTTGATATCGCAGGACCAGGCGGGTGGCCTCGCGCCAATAGCCGCCATACACCACCCGCTCGGACTGGCGCCCATAGAGGTGGTGCAACATCGCGTCCGGCACCGAGAACAGGGCCGGCGCCTCTTTGAGCCCTTCAGCGCCCAGGAACACGCCGGCGTGGTTGGCTCGGTTGGATCGGACCTGCATCAGGATCACGTCGCCTGGCGCCATGTCCTCGCCAGCCTGCAGCGGCCGGAATCCCGCCTCGGCGTAGTGGTCCATGTACAGGTCGCCGTCGCGGCCTGGCTCCCACCAGCCGTCATCGCGCTGGAAGTCCAGCAGCTCGATACCGCGCTCGCGCTTGTACCAATCCCGCACCAGGCTGTAGCAGTCCAGCACGCCATGCGCGAACTGACGGCCCAGCAACGGGGCCTGGAAGCCCACCGGCGTAAAGCCCCGCACCTCGCCCGCCACCACGGCGCGGTCGTCGTTCTTGGCCACGGCCACGATGAACCAGGGAAGGCCCATAGCCTCGCAGGCCACGCGGTCCGCCTCGCTCGGCGCCGGCGTCTCGTCGGGATGCGAATGCACGATTGCCACGATCCGGCCGGTGTCTTCGGCCGCGGCGTAGTCGTCGGCCGCCAGCACGAAATGGTCGGCGCTGGCCGCCGTATTCCGGCACGGTACATACACCTCCCTGCGCGCCGCCATCACCACCAGCCCGCAGCACTCGCGCGGGTACTCGGCCACCGCATGGGCGCGGATGGCCTCCATCGTCTTCTTGCGCATGTCATCCCCTGATCAGGTCGGCCGAGGGGAACCCGCCGAAGTTGATGAGCTCGTATTCCCCGAATCGCTTCTTGCAGTCCGACATGAGGCCCGAGCAGCGATCGCGCGCCGGGTCCGTGACCGGGTTGCCGGCCAAGTCGAACATGCGGCTTCCGGTGTAGCCGCAATACGGGCCGCGGTAGCCGCCCTTGCGCAGCCAGCTACACACGCCGGCGAGAATCGGCCGGCTGGGCAGTTGCTGCCCATCGAAGTCCAGCGCGCTCGACAGCTGGAATTCCACCACCTCGGCGGTTTCGGCCGTCTTCTGCTGCACAATCCAGACCTCCGGCGGCAACTCTTCAGCGGGGTTCGCCGTGGGGTTGCCTTCCGGGAAATTCCGGGCGTCAAGATAGCTACCCAGTGTGCGCCGCACCCGCACCCAGCCGCCCACCAGGTCATCCAGCGCGATGCACAGCGACGAAATGACGCCGGCGATCGGCTTGCCCTCGGCGTCCGCGCCGATATTTCCGACAGACAGCGTGGGCGTGGGCTGCTGGCCGTCGCCCACCTGCTCGAAGCCTTCCGCCGTGATCGCCCACGGGTCGTACTGGTTGCCCTGCCACCAGATAGGGCCCACCTGCGTGTAGCCATGGAAGCGCTGAAGCGTCCCGCCGATCGGCGTGGCGTCCAGCTCGTAGAGTTCGACCAGGTCGCCGACCTCCAACTTTTGCACATCTGCATAGATCCGCATGCCGTCCCCTATGCCTTCAACGTGGCCGCCAGGCCGAACAGGTCCAGGCGCTGGGCCAGCGTAAGCCCGAGTACGTCGGCCGCCGCGTGCAGCATGGCGCTGCCCCATTCGAACGCCTGCAACTCGTCCCAGGCGCGACGGTAATAGGCCGGCGTGGCCGGATCGTTCAACAGTTCTTCGAAGGCGTCGAATAGCGTCCGGTCCGGCTGCCCTTCCTTCGGATAGGGCGTGAGGCGCATTGCCTCGCGGCCCTGGTAGCGCGAGACCGGTGCCGGGAACGCCGGCGGCTCGACCCAGGTTCCATCTTCCGCGGCAATATGGAGATGGCCGGGCCGCTCCCCGATCATCAGAACCCAGCCATCAGGTCGATGACCGCCAACCTGTTGAAGGCCGAATCCCGGTTGTGCGTAGACGTTCATACTTGCCCCCTGATGCGCCACACCTTCACGCGAGCCGGTGCGGTAGTGAAACTCGATAGGTTCGGCCGTTGCAAACCCTGGGCGCGACCAAGCAGACAGAACCCAATGAAAGTCGCTTCCCGCGTCAGAACTCACGTGGAGTTGGTGCCAAACGCCCGCGATGCTGTCATATCCTGTGGGGGTCTGTCCTGGGCCGAACACCTGGCCGCGCATCGTCTGAAATGCCGCATTGAGCACGGCGTAGTCGCTGGCCAGCTGGGCTGCGTCAGCGCTCCCCGGGTTGGTGACGGCGCCGAACGCGTGGATAGTCCAAACGCCAGATACGTTGATCGGACGGGTTTCAGCGGCAGTCCTGGGCGTGCCGTTTGTCCCGTCCGAAGTCGGCGTCCCGACACCACCATCGGCGAACGCATAACTTCCGGCGTTCGACTGGATAGCTTGAATTGAGGCCCCCCCGCCATAGGCCGCACCCGGGTTTCTTGCGGCGTGAAAGTGGCCCTGCATCGCATCCCTCGTGATAATGCCGTTGCCAACTGCACCATCACCTCGCTGAAATAGGGCTCCGAGAGAGCCAGCGGCCTTCCCATTGAAATCCGGCACCCGGATAGTGGAAGATCCATCGCCTGTGGTGTAACTGCCGCGTTTGAGCGGATCGGCCAGCCAGTCGGCTTCGGGCACCACCGGCACCGTGCCGGCCGCCACCATGGCGGCAAGGTCGGGGAAGGTGGCGCGGCTAATGGTCTGCCCATCGGCGGGGATCTGCCCTGCCGGAATGGACGAACGCAGCGGCCACCATGCCACGGAACCTGCCGGCGGGCCGGTGGGTATCGGTGGCAACTGGCCGGCCGGCACCTTCCCGCCCGTGTCCAACGTTGCCACGCCCCCGGGCTGGCCCTTCTGCGACAGCGGAATGGAATCCTCGGCGGCGGGCAGGTTGATGGCCGGCACCTTGCCATCCGCCCCCAGCGGTGCCACACCGCCCGCCGTCCCCGCCGGCAGATTTGCAACGGGCACCTTTGAGCCGGCATCCAGCGGTGCCACGCCACCGGCCGCGCCCTTCTCTTCCACCGGGATATAGTCCGCCAGTTCCGGCAGGTGTGCGGCCGGCACCTTGCCGGAGGCGTCCAGCGGCGCCACGCCCCCGGCCATGCCCTTCTGGGCCGCGGGGATCGCGGCGTCGGCCGTGGTCTTGGCCTCGGTGGCAGTCTGCGCCGCGTTCGCGGCGGTCAGCTCCACCGCGTCGACGCCCGCCTGCACCTTGGTGAAGTTGGCGTTGACCTTGGCCATGCCGTTGCGCAGCGGGTCACCCGTGCCGTCATTGTCCTGCTGGCCAATGGGGATTTGTTTAAGTTCTTGCATAGTCTCTACGGCGCATGCCGCTGTGTGAATGTCACCGAGATCGTGTACCAACCGCCTCCCATCGCCACCAACTGGTAGTCGCCGGCGCGGTACGACGTTTGGGTTCCAAGCGGGGCCGTCCACAGGAAGGCCTGCGAGGCGCCGTGGCGATCGAGAAAATCCTTGATCGGCCGGATTTCTGACTCGCTGCCAAAGAACGACAGCGGCCAGGACTCGGTACGATTGTTTATTCCATCCCCGACGACCTGTTCATAGCCGTCGCCAAACTGGGCCCGGAGAACCCTGAACTTCACTTCCGCCTGCGGATTTCGCCGGGGGCTCCACTGAAAGACCTCCAAATTGCTCATTGCCCCTTCCTTCCATAGCGCTCGTTCCAAGACGCCCCGCCTGGGCGATAAGACTTCGCGATAAGAACCTGGCACCGCGAATCAACGAATTCCCCCAGCTCACGCCCGAATTGCTCCAGACCCTGGGGTGCTTCCGTCCTGCTAGTTCCATCCTGTTGCATATAGATGTTGACCTGCACGGGAGCCGCCGCTTGCGACGGCTGCGCCATGCCGATGGCCTGCACCCCGAGACGTCCGTCCGGACCTCGCCGCAAGGGCATGATGGCTTCAGGACCCGCCTCAGCGAACACCCCGGCTCCTTTCGCGAACTGGAACACTTGGGGCGTATGGAAGACGCCATTCGAGAAGGCCGAGAGACTCGGCGATTCGTAGACATTGCCTTTGGCATTGGCAGTCCAGCCATTCGACGCGATCAGCGAGCCGATTCCGTCACCACCCGACGCCTGGACTTGACTTGCTGCCGCTTCAGTTCCGGCTGCAGCTCCAGATGCAGCGCCGAACAAGGAGCCGACGACGCTGGCGAAAATCCCCATCGTCGCCTGACGCGCCGCGATGCGCGCCAGGTCAGAAAGGACGCTCTTCGCAAAATCCGCGAAATTCGCCTTACCGCTGACCACGAAGGAGGCCACCGCGTCCGACATGCCCTGAAACAGGCTGGAAAACACCTGCTGCGATTGCGCCATGACGTTGGCAGACGCGTCAGCCCAGTCGTTCAGCGCACGAATGGCCCCGTTCTTCCAATCGCCTTGAAGCGCTACCCGTTCCTCCATGTAGCCGCGCTCGCGCTCGATCTGTGCCTGCATTGCGGCATCGATCTGAGCAATGCCCTGCAGATATTGATCAGACTCCAGCGCACCGCCGCCGCCCTCGCGCAGCATCTTGTCGGTGAAGCCGTCGCGGATCCGCCGAAACCTGTCTTGCGCTTGGTTGATAGCATCCACCAGCGCCCGATCGTTGCTGCCCAGGGTCAGCGCGTTGTTCTGCCGGCTTTCCTGGAGAGCGCGGGTTTCGCTGTAATTGGCGATATCGAGCTGCGTAGCGCGTAGGGCGCCCCGGATCTTGGCCTGGTACTTCTCGATATCGGTCGCCTCTTGCTGCTGCGACCTCGCGATCTGGGCCTCGAGTTCCTGCACCCGGCCGGTGTAGCGCTCGCGTTCCGCGATCTGCTTCTTGCCGCCGGCGATATCCGCTTGTTTGCGGGCGATGTCCAGCTCGTCGCTGAGGGCTGCCCGTTGGGCCGCCGCCCGCCGCCGAATGAATGCCTCTTCGGACAACAGGCCGGCCGCCCTTTGGCCTTCCAGCGCGGCCGTTTCAGCGCGCAAGGCCTCCTCACGCATGCGCGCCTGGGCTTGCATCGCTGCCAGCTGGCCAGACAGTGAATTCTGCCCGGCGCTGACGGCGTCCTTGTCCTGGAACTTCTTGCGGGTCTCTGCTTCGCGTTCCCGGATGGCCTTGGACGATATCCGGTCATCCTCGGGATTGACGGCACGAATGGCCGCCTCCAGGCGCGCGTTTTTCTCCAGCGCCTCGGTCAGCTGCCGAACCTTGTTGGTTTGCTTGTCGTAAGCATCCAGGCTCTTGGCCGCCTCGATAGCCGCCGCGTTCGCCGCGGCATTGAGCCCCTTGACCTGCGCAACGGCATCCGCCAGGCCCTTCTGATCCAGCGCGTCGCCCAGGGCACCCTCGGCATTTCTCACGCGCGCACGGCCAGCCTCGTTCAATCCGGCCGGCCCTGCATCACGCTGGCGCATCAGCGCAATGTTCTCGCGCAGCGTGGCGATACGCGCTTCCAGCGGGTCCTGCTCCTGCCCCACCCGCTTCATTGACTCCCAGGCGCCGTCGACGGCGCCCTTCACGTCACGCCACGCACGCTCGAGCACGCCCAGTTTTTCCGGCGCTTCAGTGCCCAGATAGTCGTGCAGGGCCCGCGAGGTCTCCTGCATAGCACCTTCGCGGTTGCCTGTCTCCTCCAGCGTGCGGATGTAGTCCCATTGAGCCAGGCTCATGAAGTTGAGCGAGCGGTTATGCTCCTCTGCCCACTTCGTCACCCCTTCGGGCATCTTGGCGAAATCCTTGGAGATTTCGTCCATGGCCTGGCCCGATGCCTTTTGGAAGGCAACCATCGAGCTTGACATCAGCTGGATGGTATCGGCCGAAATCTGGCCCGTCGCGACCAGCGCCTCGACTGCCTGCTGCGCCTTGCTGCGGCTTCCATTCTCACCAGCTGCGGCGGCGGCCATACTGCGGATCTTCTCCGCCGTCACCCCCGCATAGTTACCCGTCAGCTGAATAGTCCGATTCAGGCGCGAGGCGTCCTCGCTTCCCTGATAGGCGGCAATACCGAAGGCCACAGCCGCGCCAGCGGCCAGGGTATAGGGGTTGATCAGCCCAAGAAGCGTGCTTCCCAGCGCCTTCGCGGCCGGCACAACGCCGCCGAACATGTCCTTTAACTGGCCGCCCTGCTGCAGCAGCACGGTCATGGGCTGTTGCCCACCCTGCAAGGACACCACGATGTCGGTCAGCTGCGCCGGTACACCCCGCATGGCAGCTGCGGTCTGTGCGGCGCTGTTGCCGTACCTATCCAGCGCGCGGCCGGACGAGCCCAACGCAACTTCCTGTTCGCGCAGCTTGGCAATCAAGGGAGCAGCACGGGCTGAAACACCAAGCTCGGCCGCCTGCAGCTCGAGCAATTCGGACCTCGTCTTGCCGATCGCCTGCACCTGGCGCTCAAGGCCCTGGACGAATCGCTCAGACGTCTGTACGAATGCCTGGCTACCCGCCGCCGACGCGTTGACCGCTTGGGCCATCTGCCCCGCAGATGCGCCCATGCGCGCCGATGCCGCGCTCGCTCGGCCCAAATTGGCCTCGGCCGTGGCGGCAAATTCCGCCGTCGCGGCACCGGACGCCGAGAATCCGCGTAGAAGGTCAGCTTCGTTCGCGGTCAGCGTGACGCCTAGAACCTTGTCATTCATTGAATTCTGCCGCTGAAAGTTCAAATTGCCGGCCTACGCCTGCCCCAAAAAGACCTCCAAGGCGGCGCGCTCCATCGCGCGGATATCCAAAAACGCCTCCCTCAGGTCCGCCCCCGGAGGCATTAGGACCTCCAGCGTTGCGCGAATCTCGGTCGCCGAAATGCCAGTACGCAGTGGAGGCCCCATTGCGGGGGCCACCCAAGTCCAGCATGTTTCAAGCTCCAGAAATGCCCTGACCGTCTCCCAGTTCTCCTCGAACACCTCGAAGGGCTCGTCGGCCGCCCTGGCTCCTGCCGCGTCCAGAACGTCCGCAGGCGCACCGGCCAAGGTCAAGGCCGCCAGCACTGCATCATCGGGGTCGAATGCGGTCTCCGCGCGCCGACCGCCCGTAGCCCAGTACCGTGCGGCCTCTAGGAGTTTTTTTCCCGCACCTGCTGATGGGCACGCCAGAAACCTTGGAACAACGGCGCGACCAGTTCAGGCCAATCCTTGAGGACTTGGTCCAGCGCCTTGGCCGAGAACGGCACGGCGTCGCCCTGGCCGTCGCGCACCCCCAGCCACCCGGTCATCCGGTCCTTGATGAATTCGACGTCCGAGGCGTATTCCCACTTCTCAGCCGCCTTCTGCCCCTTGCCAACGGGCAGCAACGGCTGACCGAGACGCTCGCGGTAGGCATTGGTCATCGCGTCATGCAACGCGTTGATCTGGTCCAGGGGGCTGCGCTTGTATTGCGCAATGAAGTCGATTTCGACGGGAGCGCCGTTTTCACCGTGGACGGCGACCTTGATATCGCACGCCGCGACAGCGCGCTTGCTGACAACAAATGGCATCTAATGCTCCAAAATGCGAAAACGCCCGGCAGGCCCGGGCGCAGGTGATAGAAACTGACCGCTCGCCGCAGCTTTTCAGCGAACGATGATTTCCAGTTCGTCGTTGCCCTCCGGGCCCGGGTTTACATTCATGTCCAGGCCGAGCATTGCCACGTTGTCCTGGTCCGAATAAGCCGGATTGGTCAGCTGCGCGGTAGGCGCCTTGATCTCGACGATGTTGCCCGCTGCTGTTCCATGTTGAATCGCCAGCGCCTTACCTTCGCCGGACAGCACGATCGCGGGCCAATCCAGCTGGGCGATGCGCGGCAGCTCGAGGGAAATCTTGCCGGTCGGCTGGCGGTCGGTGATCTCGGCCCCTTCGCAGCCGATCAGCGAACGCCAGACCAGCTGGTTGGCGATGTCGAAGGTCAGCGACTGCAAGCAGCCGGAATAGCTGCCTAGCGACCAGGCCGGCGTGTTGGCCTTGTTGACGCCCTTCGGGATCTGGAAGGCGCTGTAGTCCACGTCGGCCGGGTTGGCGCCGTCGGTGATGGGCAGATAGACGCCCATGAAACGAAAGCGCATGAACGGGATGCCCTTGGCAGTCAGGTCGAAGGACACCGTGCCGCGCGCATCCAGGATCTTGTGGAAGACGCCGTCCAGGTAGTAGTGCAGCGCGATGCGCTCGAAATTTTCGGACACCGGCAGGTAGCGCACGTCCGTTCCGGTCGTGACCGTCTCGGCGAAGCCACAAGCGCGCAGCAGCGGCCCCCAGGCCGGCGCCTTACCAGCCGTGCCCGACCCGGCCAGCTCGACCTCGCCTTCAATCTGGGCGTACTGGGTGGTAGCCACTTGGCCCGCGTTGCCCATGTAGGGCCGCAGCAGCGCGCGCTCGACAAATTCGGCCGACAGGGGCGTGGCGGTCACGTTGCGCAGCAGGATCGCGTTGGCCGCCCCGGTGGGAACCGGGTCGACCCCTTCCGCCGTCTGGATCTTGGCCAGCAACAGCGTCTTTCGGATGGATTTGGCCATTATTGGCTCCGTAAGTATCTGAATTTAAGTGGTCAGCTGGCGCCACCGCAGTCGCACGGCGACGTCCGCTCGACAAGCACGCGCTCGCCCGTGGCGGGATCGCGCACGTAGCTGCCGCCCTGGCCGTGGAACTTGTCAGGCGCCGCCGCGGCCGGGCTGATCGCTGCGGACGGGGTGCCGAATGTCTCGGTATCAGCATCGGTCTCCGGCGCGCCGGCCGGTTTCATTGCGGACATGCTGTTCTCCTTCGGGTGCTGGGGCGTTACGCGCCCAGGGAATGCTCATCGGTCTGATAGGTGATGCGGTAGCGCTTGGTGACCACCTGCCGACGAAGATCGCCATTGGCGTACTTGGGCTCGTCCGTGCCGAACTCCACGATCGACACCATGTTGGGCCCGGAATACCCCATCACGATCGGCTGCGCTGCTTCGAACACCTCCTCGGCCAATTGGAGGTGATCGTCGCCGCATGTATGAACGATCAGATGGATTTCACGAACTCGAGTGACACGCGGCGACAACAGCTCCTGGATCGACTCGGCCCCCAACTGCACCGAGACGACCTTCGGGTCCTCGCGCGAGATCGCGCGCATGGGGGAATTCTCAACAGCTGCCGGAAAGCCTTCGGATGCCCCCGCGAGGGCCAAGCGAAGGTCCTCCACGTACCGCTGCGCCAACGAGGTCATGGCAAAAGCTCCAACAAAGCTCGGGTCCAGTACCCGTCCCCGCGCACGGTCGGCTCCTGCCGGACTCGGTAGAGCTTGCCGCCGATCCTTACACGGGAGTGGTACTTAAGGCCTGGGGCCGACGCCGTCGTGAATTCGATCTCGTAATCGGTGGAGTGGACCAAATTCGCCTCGTCGATCACATCGGGCCGGTCAAACCGGACCATGAAATCGACCGCGGGGACAACGCCGTCCAGGCTGGCAAGCTCGCGCATCCCGGCCTGGTCGAACGCTTCATCAAAGATCGCGTTGTCCCACATGGTGCTTACGACGCCTTCAGCCGGATGACGGCGTTCGGCCGCGTGTTGATCGTCAGCGGGTTGGACTGCACCTTCAGGTCGACGCCCATGCCGTGCTGGAGAATCTCCTGCGAGGCATAGAACGGCAGGCCCGGGGTGTTGACCACGTCGATGTGGTTGGCCGGCGCGAAGCGGGTCTGGAACAGATCTTCGGTGACGATCGGCACCAGGTAGCCCTCGTTCGGATCGAGGAAGGTCACGGCACCCACTTTGCCGTAGTACTCCTTCCACTCGACGTCTTCGAAGATGAAGCCCTTACGCATGTCGGCGCGCAGGAACTCGCCGTCCTTCCAGCGGTCGAACGCCTTCTCGACGGAATCGTGGCCGGTAAACGCGTCGTACAGGGCGCGCCCCATGATGCCGAGCCAACCCTTGATCTGGACGGCGCCGGCGAGCGCGTCTTCGGCCTGGCGCTTGGCGTCGAGCACCTTCTGGCGCACCTTGGTGGTGGCCGTACCCAGCGCCAGGTTCACCGTCTTCTGCATGTAGCCGAATCGGTCGTACAGATCGAGCAGCACGCGCTGGCCGTCGGCATCGAAGATCTTGCCGGTGACAGCACCCAGGCGATGGTAGGCGAGCGTTGCGTTGATCCGCGAGCGCAGCTTCACGGTGCGCTTGTTGACGATGCCCTGCATCACCTCCAGCTCGCTTTCGGTGCCGAACGCGCGCACGCCCTGGATCTCGTCGGCATAGATCGTGTCACGCAGCGGCAGGTGCAGCGTGTTGAACGGGATCAGGTCGCGGCGGTCCTTCTCGGTGGTCTGGCCAGGCGAGCCGCGGGGAGAGTCCGGCACCAGCGCGAGCTTGCCGTTTTCGCGCTCGATCGAGACCGTCAGCGTCGAAACGCCGTCTTCGTCGAACATGCTGTCCAGAGTGGAGGGCACGGCCTGGCCTTCGGGCTGGACGTTGAGGGCGGCCGTCAGGGACGCCAAGGAGAACGCGTTGTCGCGGAAGATATCGATGTGTGCCATGTTGTAGGCTCCTGAAAATGACAATGACCCGCCTAAGCGGGCCATACTTTGGTCCTTGAGCGGGGTTCCGATGGCGCGAATTAGTCGCGGACGATCAGGAAGGTTGGGGCGAAGTCGGCGCGGGCTTCTGCGTCCAGGCCGGTGAGGGACGTGGCCGCGACTTCCGCGAGGCGGACGATGGCAGTCGCCGGCTGGGGGTCCGTCGAGATGTCCGCCGCGCCGTACAACACCGCAGCGGCCTTTTCCGTGCCATCGGTGCCGGCGGGGTTATACGCCGCGTATTGCTTGGTGGCAGTGATCTGCCCCAGCACCTGGCCGGACGGGTAGCCGGTCGCCGTGGCGGCCAAGAAGATTTTCTCGCGGGAGATCTCGCCGGCGCCCTCGGACAAGAGGAATTCGGCGGTACGGGCTTTTTCGTGCAGGATTTTCATACGTTCTCCAGGGTGGTTGAGTGCTGCTTAGGACGCGCGGCGGCGTGCCGCAGCACGAGCCTCGTAGAAGTTGGTGATCGAGAGCGCCGGGGCCGCCCTGGCCGGGTTAGCGTCCGGCCGCTGCCTGTTGTCGACGGTTTGCTCGGAAGCCGAGGCCAGAGCGTCGAACAGCCTTGCCCGGGCCTGGTCCACCGAAAGACCTGCCGCGACAAATTCGGGTGCTTTGTCGGCCATCTTGGCGGCCAGGCAGACGCCGGCGATCTCGGCCGCCTGGACGATTCGCTCGTCCGCCCCCTCTTTGCTAGCGAGGCCGCAGGAAAGTAGTACGCCCTCCGCGAGATGGGCCACACCGGCAGTCCGGCAGGCGGCGTATACGTGGCCGACAAGGGCCGTGGCCTGGGCCGCATTGGCTTGAGGCTCGGCGGCGGGCGCCAGCGGCGGCGGCGCATCCGCCGTCGTGGCAGGCGGCGGAGCGGGGTCGCGGGGCGACTCGGCTTCGAGCGCATCCAACATCGCGGACACCTCCGCCGGCAGATTCTTATGCTTTCGGAGCACCTCGGCGGCCAGATCGGACGACATCTGGAGGCGCACAGGATCTTCGATAAGATCGCAGAATCCCAGGGCCTGCGCCTCCAACGCCGACATCCACGTGGTCGCGTCCATCATTTCCACGATCTTGTCTGCATCTTGCCCGCTCTTGCGTGCGTAGGCTGCGACAACCCCGTCGCGGACCCGGTCCATCATGTCCGCGGTCGAGCGCAGATCCTCGGCCGTTCCGCCAGTGATGGTCCAGGCGTTGTGGATCATCAGTTGAGCGTTCTCCGGCATGATCAGCTGATCGCCGGCCATTGCGATCAGGGACGCCGCCGATGCCGCGAATCCGTCAACCCGCGTCGTCACCCGGCCGGCATAGCGCCGCAGCGCGTTATAGATCGCGAGCGCGTCGAAGACGTCGCCCCCGGGGCTGTTGAGCGACACCACGATATCGGCGCCGCCGGCCGCCGCCGCGTCCAGTTCTGCCACGAAGGCCTCGGCAGTGGTCCCCCAGAAGCTGATTTCGTCGTAGATTCGGATTTCGACCACCGGCTTTTCGGCCTGCGCCTTCGCAGTGATCGTGTACCAGAGCTTCTTTGCCATGATGGCTCCATAGTTGAAATTGCTGCTGCTATTCCGCGTCGGCCTGTGCAAGAGCCTTGCCGGCAGATGTGGACCGCCGCGGATCGCTATCGAACACCGCCCCCGCGGCGTCCGCCGCCAAGTTGTCTGCTTCGATGTCGGCGGCGACCTGATCAGGGTCATCCCCCTGGGCCAAGATCACCGCCGAGCGGCTCGTAAAGCCAGATCGCACCTGCATTTTCTTGGCCTCAATGTCCTGCACCGGATGGAAGTACGGCCAGCCCTGCGGAACCCAGAGGACGCGCAGCCACTCGCGGCGACGCCGGTGGTAATCCGGCATCGGAATGGTCCCGGCCAGCGCCAGCGCGTCGATCCAGGCCGCCCATACCGGTCGGCAAAATTGATGAATGAGGCAGTGCCACTGGTATTGCTCGACCAGACGGTGGAACTCGTTCACCAGCACCCGCAGCGCCCGATCGCTGATGTTGCGCAGGTCGCCTGTCGCCAGCTCATAGGGAATTCCGACAGAGGCGAAAGCCGCCATCAGTTGATGCCTCATGAAACTGTCGTAGTTGTTGTCGGCCCCGGGCGGCGTCGAAAACGTCACCTGCTCGCCGGGCGCCAGCTCCTGCATGGTGCCCGGCTCCATGGACACCAGCGGGATGCCGTCGTCATCCTCGACATAGTCCTCCCGGCCGCCCGTCAACGGATTGGTCGGATCTTCATCAGGATCCGGCCTGGTAATGAAGCCAGCGAACAGGTTGGAAACCTCCTGGCGGTACATCACCGCGTCATCCAGGTTGTCAATCGACTTCAGACGCAGTAGCACCGTTGCAAGTGCCGGCACCCCACGAACTTGGCCTGGCCGCTGCATCTGGTAGGCGTGGATGACCTGGTCCGCCGGCACCGACACAATCTCCTGCGCAGGGCTGGACCGCCCGAACTCGCCGGGGTGGCGCCGCCACATGTGAACGGCTGTCCGTCGACCGATAGCATCGAATTCGATGCCATTGACCACCTCGCCGCCATTGGGCAGTGGGTACGTGCGTTCCACCGGAACCTGGTCGCCCTCAATCAGTTGCAGCTGCAGCGGGACCACCAGGCCGTCCGAGGGACGCCGCCGACGAAACCGACAGAAGATTTCCCCCGCAGTGAAGATGGATCGGTCCGCCAGCGACTGCATGCCGTAGAAATCCAGGCGGCCGTCAGCATCCGCCTCGACACACCAGTCCGCCCACAGCTCTTTCAAGAGCCTGCGCACCGACTTGTCCGGGTGCTGGGGGTACGGCTGAATGCCCGTACCCACCGCGTTGCTGTCCCACTTGCGCTCGGCGGTAGACGCCCACGGATCATTGCGGACCGCGTCCCTGGCTCGTCGTCGCTGCAGGGGCAGTCCCTGCGTCGCAGCCGAATTCGGGCCGGCCGCAGACGGGTTCCAGTTCTTCGCGCGGCTGCCGGTCGCGCTGCCGCTTTCGTAGCTGGAACTCATCTGTGCATTCAGACGCCGCGGCACCAGAAGACCGGATCGGCGGTGCTGGGCGTAGCTCATCGAATTCCCTTTCCGGCGCTGCGTAGTCGAAACTGTCGCGCGCGCCGCTTGCCCTTGTTGATTTCTGCGGATACGTGCGCTCGCGCTCGCATGAGTTCGTCGATGCTGCGAAAGCGCACGCGCTTGCCGTCGTACTGGACCTCAAGCTGGCTGCCCGCGATCGCGCGGTCCAGCTTTTCGAGGTCGGCTTGGGTGTACGCCATTTTTTTTCGCCCTGTTCTATAGCCGAGGTTATGCCCGCAGCACGCTCTCTACCTGCGGGCCTTCAAATAGCTGGAGGCAGACGATCGGCGCCGGGCCGGCCGAAGCGGCGCCCGGGGCTTGGCGGGCGCCGCCTCGGTCGGGACCGCTGGTGACGGTCGCCTGCCGCGCGCGGCTGGCGGCGGCGCGTCATCCGCCTCCACCGAATCGGCAGGCGGCGGCAACGCGTCCAACTTGGCCGCCATCGCATCCCACCACGCATCTGTCTTGCGGGTCAGGCCAAGATGCTCCGCGACCCACAGCGCGTACACAGCGCAGTCCCAGGTTTCCACCCGCTTGCGAATCGCCGTCCAAAGCGTGCGAACACCTGTGGCCGTCTTTCGAGCCACCCGCACTTCGCCCGAGAACTGGCGAAACCACTCGTCGGACAGGTCCGCGGACAGGTGAACGTATCCGGGCCCGGGAGATTCGATCGCCAGCCGGCTATGTAACAAGTCCTTCGCGCGGTTGGTTCCCACATGCCACAGGATTACGCCTTTCTTCACGCGCTTACCGCGCCAGTCGATGTCGACCTGGCCAGCGCCATCCTTGATCGCCTTCTCACCGAAGGGGCGCCCGCGCACCGCGTACACACGCCGCGCCTTATTGCGACGGGCGAAGTCGTATACGGCATTCGAATAGTGCCCCCCGGAGTCGATTGCGGTCGCATAGATACTCATCTGCTGCCCGCCCTCGTGCTGGAACCTGCGTTCGAACAGGTATTCCGCCACGCTGTTCCAGACCTCGTCCTCCGCAGGGTTGCCGTGGAAAATCTGGTGATCGACGGTCCACATTTCGCAGCCCCGGCCGAAACCCCAAACCGCGACCTCGACGCGATTGCCCTGCGTGTCGCAGCCGGCCAGCAGCAACGTGCAGCCCAGCGGAACCTCATTCTCGGCTTGGCCTGGCAAGCGGTACGCCTCAATTTCGGCGCGCCGCTTCAATTCGTCGGCCTCGATCTTCTCGATTTCGCCTTCCCAGGCTTGGCCCAGGGTGGTGTTCCAGAAGGTCTTCAGCGGCTCGTCGTCGCCCTGCTCGGCTTTCGCATACGCGTCCAGGAATTCCCGGACGATCTTCGCCCAACTGACCATTGGGCTATAGGCGGTCCAGACATGGAAGGCGACCCGCTTGTGCGCCGGGATAATGTCGCCCGTTGCGTTGCGGAAAACTCCATCTCGGTCGATAGTCGTTCCATCGGACCCGTACCAGAACCCATCCTCGGCCGCGGCCAGATACTCGCCCTGTGCGATCAGCGTGCCGCAGTGCGGGCACAGATGCCGCACCGTCTCGGGGTCATCGTTCAGCCATTTGAAGCCGTGGGGCTCGTCCTTGCCACCCCAGGTGAGCGCGTGATGCTCGTCGCAGTGCGGGCAACGGATGTGGTAGTCATACCGCGCATCCGCGCCAGCTGCCCGCTTTTCCATGAGGCATGTCTCTTTAAGCTTGGGCGTCGAGCCGATCACCATCTTGGGAAACGTCGCGCCCTCCAGGCGCTTGGCGGCCAATTGGCCCGGGTCCCCTTCCCCGTCAATGTTGGAGTCGAACGAACTGAATTCGTCAAGGATCGCCACACTGACCGACAAGCGACGATAGTTGTCTCCAGCCCGGCCGCCCCGCAGGTGCAACGCACTCCCGATGAACTTCTTCACCAGCAGCGTGTTGTCCTTGTGGCGCGCCAGCCGGGTCGGAAAGATCGGATGCATGACTTCTACGTCACGCAGCATGGGCTCCAGCTCGGTCTTGACGAACTCATCCCGCGCGCTGTCGGTCGGCTGCCAGAGTGCCTGATTACGGCGCCGATGCTCGGCGAAATACCCGACCGCGGCGAGCACGATCTTGGTGTAGCCGACCCGTGCCGACTTGATGACATCAACTTCGTGTAGGTCATCGCTACCAATACACGCAAGGATTGCTCGCTGGAAGGGCCACGCCTCCCAGTTCTGCTCGACGTAAGACGACTCGGCGGACAGGTAAAAATGTCGTTCCGCCCATTCCCGAAGCGTCATCGGCTCCGGGGCACCAAAGGATGCGAGCCCGCGACGAAGCGCGCGGGCAACTCCCGCGCGGTTGTCTTCTACGAGCATCATTCACCCTCGTTATCATCTTCCGATTCAATATCCTCCAAGGACAGGGCGGCCACGGCGTTGCGCGCCTTGGCCAGCTCGCGGCGAACAATCGTCAGATCCGCGTCCGTCAGGTTCGGCAGGCGGCGCTTGAGAATGCCGGGAATCGCATCGAACGTGGCCGCCACCTTCGTCCCGGCGCGCACCAGGACCTCCTCGAGCACCGAGACTGGCGCAAGTTCGCCGCGACGCTCGGCGTTTTCCATTTCCACCTTGTCAGCCTGAGCGGCGTTCAAGCGCGCCTTTTCTTCAGCGGGATCCAACCCCTTTGATTCGGGATCCCGGTTGCGACCGGCGGCAGCATCCCGAAGATTTCCGCAGTACGCCAACAGCCAGTTTCCCAGCGTGTCGCCACTGGTGAGCACCCCACGCATCAGCAAGCCGCTGATAACGGGCTGGGTGACCCCGACCAGCTGCGCGAATCTTGCTTGCGTAGTTTTCTTGTCCAGGTCAATCATCTTGCAGTCGCCAATGCAGCGTCCAGGGCGGTCGAATACTCCACATCGAAGCGCTCGCCATACACGGCGGCGGCCGTCTCGTAAAACGGCAAGCGAGGCGTGTACTGGGGCTGCTCTACCGCCAGCAGGACTGGCGCCACATCGGCCCCGTGCGTACCTATCTTGCGCCAAATGCCGGCGGGTAGGACCTGGCGCCGGTGGCCGCTCATCGACCCCTTACCCCGCGAAATGAAGTACTGGACCCCGTTGATGCGCCGGTAGCCTTCACGCGAGGTGCCAACGTTCGCCGTTCGCGCGCGGCTTCGAGCCGTGGCGTTCGCGCGATAGCCTTGCTCTCCAAACGCCTCGAAGTAGGACAGAAGCCGAACTACCTGCCCGCGGGACATGTTGCCGTAGGCGTCCAGTTCAGCAGCTGCAGCCGGGACAGTAAACATGCCCGCCGGTAGGCCTGCGCGCTGCAACGCCCTTTCCGACCGCTTCAGCCTACGTCCACCGCCAAACACCTGCGGCGCCAGGTAGCGATCGGCCGAAGTGCCCTTGCCGGCCCCGTCGCGATAGGCAATAGTTGCGACGAGGTTCCCTTTGCTCGCGCGTACCACACGCAGCGCATTCAAGGTGTAGGGCGTTGGCCGGTCAAACACCTGCTGGGTTTGCTGGGCCAGGGCTTGCCGCACCGCATCTGCGGTCCGGTTCAGCGCGACCGAAGTGGCATACGGCAGCTGGCGCCGCATCGCAGCGTAGTAATCGACGCCGTCGCGCAGCTTCGAAGTGAACTTCAGCATGCCATCCTCTCGCCCATATAACCCCCTCCCGCTGGGCGGAGGGGGGGCACCATGCAGCGCCAGCCGGCCGCAAGTCCTTGAAATACCGGGATATCCGGCCGAAATTATTATTACCCCCCTATGGATGCCCCATGACTAGCGAGCGTCCGGGGTTCGAATTACCCTTACCGGATCGATTTTCCTAGGGGCCCCCAGGCAAGAACCAAGTCAGACACCGCACGTGCGGCGCCTGTGCACGAACGAACCATTACGGATAACGCTTGACACATAGGACTTAAAGTCCTAATATTCAATTCAAGGCCGGCGCACTCCGCGCAGGGTCAACTACCGGAGAACATCCCGTTCGCGTGACATGATCCGCGTGAGGCCCACTGATGCTGGCGTCATCTATATCGTCGGCGATACCCAGAGCGTTGGCGAACTGAGGGTCGAAACCGGTCTCGAGGTCGTGAGGGTATAACCAAGCGTTACAGCGACCATCGAAAAAAAGCCCGCAGCGTTCGCATGCGGGCTTTTTGTTTGCTACGGGCGTAGTTGTGGCGGAGAGAATTGTCGCGTCTCCGGTCGCACTTTGCACCTATCTCATGTCGCACTATGCCAGCGATAAGACGCCGAATTGCGCACCCCGGGCCGCGAAGGCCGCCGCAGCACAGACCCCATTGCCACCAATTCCTGCACGACGCGCAGGACACCCTGCCGCACGGCATTGCGTTCGCGCGTCGTCAGTTCCCGCCCCCCGGTCGCATGTCGCACCAGCTCGATCATGCGAAAGTCGCGGCCCGGACACGCCGCCATCAGTTCAATGACCTCTTTACCAAACTTCACGTTGCACCTTGTCTTTAAAGAAGCCCAGGTACTGCCTGTACTGGGCGTGGGTTAGATAGATTCCGGTAATTCGGCTGATCCAGTCTCGCGCCCGCTCGGCACGCGTCAGCGGCTCCATGCCCGCGAAACGCTCATGCCGCTGGGGGTACTCCGCAATGATGATCATGGCCTCATGGCGCGGCAGCGCCCGGTGCAAACCGTCAACAGCCACGGCCTGGTCGATCAGGATGGGGCGGAATTCATCCTCTTCCGGGATGAACTGGGCCATGTTGCCGACGGTCGGCCCGGACCAGCACCAGCGCGCCCAATTCCACAGCAGCTCATCGCCAGAAAGCCCAAGCCTAGACATTGATCACCTCGAAGCGTTTGCACTTTCGCCCATAGGGCCGACCTTTCAGGCACCGCGTTACGGGATCACCGAATGGCGATTCCACGACCTTGGTGTGAGCGCACCCGCGCAGCTTCGCCTGGCCGACCTTGTTGCGCACCACGGCAGGCGTGATGCCGACGAGCGGGCCGAGCGATTCGCTACCGCCCTTGAATCCATGGACCGTCAGGTCCGCAGCCGTGGTGATGTTCATTACTCGATTTCCCGAACGTATTAATTGCGGGGCGTGCGCCCTACCATGTGCGACATGAAGAACAGACTTCAAACGTCCTGCGACCCAACCTGGAACCTGTCGCTTTGCTTGGCCGGCAACACCGGCTGGGGTGCCGGCTGGCCCGGCGTCATCGCGCTACACATGCGCTCTCTCCTGAAATTGGGTGGCCAGCCCCTTAGAATCGGAGATTCCACTCAACCGATTCGCCCCGAAATGGAGGGGGCTGACCATGGCCTTGAAATTCGTTTCCATCACGCAACCGACCGAGGACTCCGAAGAGGTAGGCGTGAGCTTCCAACTCGATTCCGAGTACACCGGAAAGCCCCCCTACTTCATCCGGAGCAAGCACAGGTGTCTATTCCTCCTCTATCCGTTTAGAGACCGGGCCGGCGCAGCTTCGTCAGCAGCGCAGCGATAACCCCGACTTGAAATCCGATTCCGCTGAAAAGCGGGTTTCGGCCAGCGCTGCGGGTCAGCGCTTACCGAAGCTGTTCATTCGCCTGAGAAATGAAGCTTGGACGTTCCTACGACTTGGCCAGTAGATCAGGGCGCAGGTAGTTGTAGAGCCGGAGTGCCGCGCCCGCCCGCGCGCGAGATGACGGAGACCCCGAAGCCCGCCGGGCCGCGCCGTACACGCCGGCCACGGCGGCCTCCCTGTTTTCAAGCGGGGCCGGGACGTGGTGCTCCGCCACCGGTCAAGTACGGTCGCCCATCGCACTTCCGTCGCCCAGCTCAGTGCCCGTCACCGGGTCGGCGGCGGGATCCGACGCGGTACGGGCAACCATGGCTTGCAGCGCCTGCGTTTCATCCTCGGTAAGACCTACCGATGCAAGCCCGTCCCCGTCGATCGCGCATTGCTCATCCCGTTCGGAAACGTAGTTGAAGTTCTCGTCACTGTTCCACGAACCACGCGTATCACCCTCGCCCTGCGACATGTTGAAGTAGACGTTGGCAAAGCGCGGGTCGCCCGGCAGCTTTCCGGGCGGGAAGTTCGGTTCCATCGAATAAAGCGCCTTCTCGAACGAGCGCTGGTGCGACACTTCCCGCGTCATCAGGAAACCCAGCGCTTCCTTGACGCCCGGGTCGTCAGTAGCGTTGATCAGGCGCTCATAGATGATCTTGGCCCGCGCCTCGGCGGCAATGTTCGAACGCAGGTCCGCGGAAGGGTCGCCGATGGTGTCGATATACCCGGCGTTCCAAAGCTGCCCGCCGGAGTTGACCAGCGCGGGCCCGCCGCCGAACAGCACCTGCGTAACGTGCGAATCGTTTCCCGGCCCGTCAAGCGCCGGTAGATCTCGGCCTCGGATTCGGTGGCTTCGGCAAGCACGCCCTTGGCCCCCTTATTGAGCATGGCCACCAACGTACCGATCACTTCGAGGTGACTCAGTTCCTCGGTGGCGATATCGAGCAGCATGTCCTTTCGCCCCGGGTCGTCCTCCGCCAGTGCCTGCGTGAAGTATCTACACGCCGCCGCCAGTTCCCCCTGAGGACCGCCGAATTGCTCCAGCAGCAGATTGGCCAACCCCGGGTTGGTCTGCGCGACGCGCACGGTGTACTGCAAGCGTTTGTTGTGAGCAAACATGGTCGTCTCCCGTTTTGCCGGCCGTCATTGGCCGGGCGGGGGACCCGCAAGCAATTGCCATGCCGAAGCGTTCGCATATGGCAGCACGGGTTGCGGTACCCTATATCCGGCCAACTTCAACCCTTCACAACACCAATGCGCTTTCGCCCTGCCGTGCTTTCAGACATCCCTCATCTTGGGTCGCGACGCCAGGTCGCACGGTCCGCAACACGCTGCCTCTGCTGGACAGCACCAAGGCCGTTCAGGACGCCGCCGATACCGGGCAGATCACTCTGACCCATGCTAAGGCGCTGGCGAAGCTCAAGCCCGAAGAACAGCGCGCCAAGGTGGCCGACCTGGTCGCAGCTGCCAAGGACGCCACGCCGCACCAGCGCAGCCGCCAGCAGGCCGCCGTCATGGGCGAACGCCCCCGCGTGAAATCCCGCAAGCAGATCCAGGCCGCCCTGGAAGCCTCCCAGGGCGACTATGCCGCCGCCCTGCGCTGGGTCCTCGGCGAGGAACAAGGAGCCGAAGCATGAACGCGCCCCTGACCGAAACCAGAGTTTCTGCGTCGACGTCGGCGAACACGTCATGGAGGTCATGCGGGAATCCGATGGCAGTAAGCCCGGCACGATGTGCATGCACTTTGATATGATCACCTGGCCCCAGACCAGCCCCGACGCCGCACTCGGCAACCTCATGGCCGCCGCCCTCGACGTTCCCCCCACCGCCGAACCGCCCGAGGTGCCAGCCTGGGCACCCGATAACACCCTCGCCCGCACGGGCAACACCGCCGACCACCAGGCCGGCTGGTTCGCGGGCATGGAACAGGGCCAAACCAACGCCCAGGAAAATACGGCGAACCGCCGCCGCCGGCTGGATGCCGATCGAGAGCGCGCCGAAGACGGGCGCCACACACGAGCTCGGCCACAGGACGCCGCCTGGCGAGTGAATTGGCGAGCGGATCGTAACCGAATCTCACTCGGGGCGCACCGCATCGGGGCGCCTCAGATCAACTGAAGTCGGGCACTTCGCCCAGACCGAACTCACACATTTCCCACCTATCCCAAGGAACACTCATGCTGACGCCTCAGCTCGTTCTCGGCATTTCAACCAAGCTCGTCGTTGACATCTTCGCCGGTGGCGGCGGCTGGTCGACCGCCTACGAAATGGCAACCGGCCAGCACGTTCACATCGCCATCAACCACAATCCGACCGCCCTGAGCATGCATCAGGTCAACCACCCTCAGGCCAAACACCTCATTGCCGACGTGCGCGAGGTATGCCCACGCCAGGCGACAGGCGGCGCGGAGGTGGGCTGGCTGCATTTGTCTCCTGACTGCACCGATCACAGCCAGGCCAAGGGCGGCCAGCCGCGCAACAGGGCAATCCGCGCCCTTGCCTGGGTGACCGTGCGCTGGACCGGCACGGTAAAGCCTGACATCGTCAGCCTGGAAAACGTGGTTCAGATACTGAAGTGGGGCCGCCTCATCGCCAAGCGCGACCCAGCAACCGGCCGTGTGATTCGCCTTGATGGCACAGTGGCCGCCAAGGGGGAGCGTGTTCCCGTTCAGGATCAGTACCTCATCCCCGATCCCAAGGACTTCGGACGGCACTGGCGCCGGCTGGTGGCGATCCTCCGCGGCCAGGGCTATACCGTCGAGTGGCGCGAACTCAACGCCGCCGACTATGGCGCCGGCACTACTCGCACCCGCCTTTTCATGATGGCGCGTCGGGATGGACAACCGATCGTCTGGCCTGCCGCGACCCATTTCAAGAATCCCGGCAAGGCCCAACGTCAGCGGCGCGCAGCTGCCGACGGTATCGACTGGACCATCGAGGGCAAGAGCATCTTCAACCGCCCCCGCCCTCTCGCCGACGCCACCATGCGGCGCATCGCCCGCGGCATGAAGCGATACGTGCTGGATAGCGCGGATCCGTTCATAGTGCCGATCGCCAACTGGAGCCGGGACGGTTCCCATGCGGCAAGCCAGCCGATCAGCACCATCACGGCAAAGCCCCGTGGCGGCTCGCACGCTGTCGTCGCGCCGGCACTTGTTCCGGCTACCCATCATGGCAGCGACCGCCTGCACGATATCCAAGGATCCGCGCCGACAATCACGGCCGCACATCGAGGCGAGCTGATGCTGTCGACTCCCGTGCTGATTCAGGCAGGGTATGGCGAGCGCAAGGGCCAGGCGCCGCGATGCCTCGATCTCCAACAGCCGATCGGTGTAGCTACTGCAGGCGGCGTCAAGCATGCCGTAGCCGCAGGCTATCTCGTTCAAGCCGGCCACGGAGAGGGCAAGCCGGGCGCCCGTCGCTGGAGCTACGGCTGCAATGACCCTGCCGATCCGGTTGGCACGCTCACCGCAAGCAACGGCGGATTTTCTGTCGCTACGGGCTTCATGGTCCAGGCAAATGGTGGATTCAACGCGACGCCGGCCCATGACCTGCGGCGACCGGCCTCCACGATCACCAACAGCGGCAGCCAGCAGCAGCTCATCACGGCGCACTTGGTCACGAATACCAGCGGCCATCCTGGCCGCGGTGCGGATGACGCGATGCCGACGATCACCACAGGGGGCCATCACGGCGTGGTGGCGGCGCACCTCGCCACCCTCCGGCACCACAGCACCGGCGCGGAGCTGGTGGACGCCCTGGGCACGATGGCGGCAGCCGGCCAACACCACGCGCTGGTGGAATACGACCTTTCGCCCGAGCATGAGGCGGGCGCCCTGCAGGTGGCCGCGTTCCTGATGCGCTACTACGGCGAAGGCGGCCAGCTGGGAGACCTGCGCGAGCCGGCCGGCACCGTCACGACCAAGGACCGCCTGGCCCTGGTGACGGTGTACATCAAGGGCACGCCCTACGTGGTAGTGGACATTCGCCTGCGGATGCTGACACCGGCCGAGCTTTACAACCTGCAGGGCTTCCCGCCGGGCTACATCATCGACCGAGGGCATGACGGCCGCCGGTTCACCAAGACCGAGCAGGTTCACATGGTGGGCAACAGCGTCAGCCCGCCCCCAGCCATCGCCCTGATCACCGCTAACGCACCCCGAGAACTCTTCTTGAGGATGGCCGCATGACCGCCCAGCCCGCCCTCCTGGTTCGCTTGCGCGCAGCTGCGGACTCTGTGCGCCACACCGACCAGTGGGGCGTGGCCGCCGTCATCAGCGAGGCGAGCGACGAAATCAAACGACTTCGCCGCGAACTCGCCGCCGAGAGGCGGCGCCCGAAATGGAATGGAAAGACATGACCAACCAGAGCAACGCCGCCCAGGGCAATGCCTGGAATTGCTACCCGTGCTGGCCACGCATATGCCGTTGTGGCAATCCCAAGACGTTTGAGGAATACCAGAATGGAAAAGGATCTGGTGACGCTGATGTGGGCGGGTTGCGCGGTATGCGGGAAGGCGCCGCCGACGCTCGACCCGCTGCCTGAAGGATGGACCTGGGATACCGAAGAACCCGACAACCCCTGGCTGTGGTGTCCGCACTGGCATCTGCCGCATGGCTGCGCCACAGCAGAAAAGGAAAAAGTATGAACGAGAACAGCGCCGCCCAGGCGGTCCAGGAAGCCGAGCGCATCGCCGCGGCTGATGAGTATTTCCAGGCCCGCACCTGGATCATGGACACGAACGACAACCGGCGCATCTTCGAAGCTGGCTTCGACCGCGCCTACGCCCTGCTGTCCCAGGGGAGGTGGCGAGGCAGAGGAAGGATGGTTCGAAACCGCCGTTGAGGCCGAGGAAGCGCCGAATTGCTGGCGGATCACCCCGTCGCATTGGCAACCGCTTCCCGCCGCCCCAGGCGTATCCACGGAGGGGGATGCGCCGGCGGCCTATCTGACGCTGGACGAGGAAGGCTCGCCCTGCATGCTGTTCTTCGATGTGGCCGAGGCGCGCGGCTACTGCGCGCTCGGCGAAGAACCCGAAGCGCTGTACCGCCGCCCCACTCCCGCTGCTGGCGATGCGCTGGATGCGGCGCGGTATCGCTGGCTCTGCGACAAGTTCGGCATCACGAAACTGCCCTGCGCCATCGAGCGCATCATCGAGGGTTCGTATGTGCCGGACGGGGCGCGCACAATGGACCCGAACAAGGCCATCGAGCACCAGCGCAATGCCGCCCCCCGCGCCTACCCCAGCGGTGACGGCCCCCTGCGCAATCCGGGCCGGTATGGGGCTCCGGCCCTCAATACGGGGATTCAAGAGCGGCAGATGGCCCGCCAAATGAAAAACCCCGGGACACAAGGATGTCTCGGGGTTTGGGGGACACTGCTGCCGGCGTATCGCCAGATCAGTGCCTGA